CTGAGTCTGACAATCAGGCTATCAAGGGGAAGATTTATGTCGGTGACAAGATCATTGAGGAAAAGGTTGGGCGAAAGGTTCGCTGGGAAGTTCAGTTTTCAAAGACGAGTCCAGCATTCCAGTCAGGGGAATATGACTTCTATTTCCGTGGCCCCGACCTTGGCGTTGACTCCATCGCAGACCTTGTTGATACAGCAGAAGGTCTTGGATTTATTGAGCGTGGAGGCGCATGGTACACCTGTGAAGGAGAGCGATTCCAGGGAAGAGACAAACTAGTCTTAGGAGTTAAGGAAAATCTAGATATTCAAGATGCACTCATGAAGAAGGTTATCAATGGCTAAGTTTAATGTATATGACGGAATCTTTGTTTGTCAGAAGTGCGGGAGCGAAACAAATAAAATTCGTTTATGGAAAGATACGTTGGATTTAACTTGGCAATGTCAGTCATGCAAGTATGTTTCAAAAGTAGTTCTTGATATTAAAGGCTATTGATAGATTTTGAAATATTTTAAAATATGATATAATCTATCTATGACAAACAATAGAAAAGATGGGCTAAAGATAGGATATATAAGTGACTCTGGAAAAGAAATAATATCATTTTCTGATATGCCGTGGAAATCTTATGTTTCTAAATGTTTAAGTTGTGAAAAGGAGTTGCACTCTACCAGAAAAGAAGTTGAAAGGTCTTGCTCTTGTTCTAGAAGTTATGGATCAAAAAAACTTCCAATAGGATATAAAGGAAAAGAAAGAATGGTGATTGGCTATAACGACCATAGAACAAGAATATATCAGGTTCAGTGCTTATTTTGTCAACACATCTCTATGGCCCCCAGAGAAGCCCTAGACACACCGTGCAAACAATGTTTCAATTATAGACAAGACAGACTAGTCCCCATCGAAGATAGACTTTTCTCTAAATGGAAAACCTCCATCGCTAAAAGACATACTACAACATTATCTAAAGAAGAATATTTAAATTTAATATATAAAGACTGTTTCTACTGCGGCGAGCCTCCTAAAAACATATACTCATTATCAAGAAAATATAACAACAGCATAGTTTATCAAGGAATAGACCGCATAAATCCAAATTTAGAATATGACATGAACAACTGTATATCATGCTGCTGGACATGTAACAGGATGAAGGCGGATATGACCGTAGATGAGTTTAAAGAAAAAATAAAAAATCTATTTACAAGAATGGAAATGTGGAATGTCTGAAAAGGGCGAGGCTTCTCGTATTAATGCTAAATTACAAAAAAATAGCGGCAGGGGAAAAATACAAAAGGGTGACGCAACATGGAAAAATTATTTATTAGATTTCAAGGAATTTTCTAAAAGTTTTAGCATCACTCAAGACGTATGGGCCAAGGTAGTTACAGACTGTCTTAAGGTAGATAGGAAGAAGTCTCCAGCAATCTGTCTTATTCTTGATGGTAAGACAAGACTTGCTATAATTGAGTGGTCAGAATTCGAAAGATTGGTAGACAATGACACAGACGACGCTTGAACAAGTGAGCGGTTTGTACGATATTGCAGAGTACATGCAAGATGAAGAACTTACATCTGCCCTAGAGTTTATTGCTAAGATTATTCTTAAGCCAGATATCCCAGCAGACGTTGCTGTTCTTCAAATTGTTCGACTACAGGCAATCGCTGCTAAGATGCAGATGCGAGCAACATGGATGGCTAACGTAGATAAAAGCGACAGAGCCAAAAAGAATGTATACTATTCCGCAGCAGCAGAAATAGATAAAGTAGTAGCAGCACTCAAGTTTATACTCAAATAAAGGATAATAATAATGGCAAAGAATTTTCTCAAAGCAATGCTGGATAAGCCAGCAGAAGGTCCGATTGACACAAAGGCTTTTATCGAAAAGATTGAGTCTGGATATGTCGCTGATCGTGACCCAGAGTTTAAGACAAAGAAATCATTTAGTCCATCGACATTAGTCTATGGCAATGGTGCGTGTCCAAGGTACTGGTATTTGGCCTTCAGCGGGGCTGAGTTTGTCGATAGTGCTACACCATACGACGTTGCCAACATGGATAGCGGAACGCTGAGTCATGGTCGAATTCAGAAGGCTATAGAGAAGTCTGGCATTGCGGTAGATCTAGAAAAAAAGATTATTACGCAAGATCCACCAATCTTCGGTTTTGCTGATGCAATTGTGCAATGGGGCGAAGAGCAGCCAGTAGTTGAAATCAAGACCATGAAGGAAGAGTCTTTCATGTATCGCAAGCACGCCAAGCCACCGTCATATCACCTTATGCAGTTGATTATCTACATGAAGGTTCTTGGTAAGAAGTTAGGCATTCTTCTGTATGAGAATAAGAATACTCACGAACTTCATGCTATTACAGTTGAGCCAACCCCAGAGTATATTGCGTGGGCAGACTATGCATTCTCCTGGATGAGAGAGGTTCGCAAAGCATGGGAAGATAAAGAGTTACCTCAGAAAACCTATAGGGCAAATTCTAAAGTATGCAAGACCTGTCCAATTGCTGCTACATGTGCAAATGCAGAGCGTGGCACAGTGAAAATAAAACCCTTGGAGTATCTTGAATGAAAATCTGTGACTGGTGTTCGAAAGAATTCCAGCCCAATGTGAACTATCAAATTTACTGCTCTAGCGAGTGCAGAGAACTTGCTACGAAAGAAAAGATAAATGATCGCTATCAACAGAAGCGTAGACAAAAGTTATCTCAAAAAGAAAGAAGATGCTCAAATGGATGTGGCACTATTTTATCTATTTATAATTCCAGTGGGGTGTGTAATACTTGCGCTATCAATGAGAAAGAAGTGAATCGTGCCTTTAAAGAATTGCGAGGAATAATAGAATATGAAAGATTTGATTAACAGGCCAAGTTCATTCTGCTCAGTTGATGCAAGCACCAACAGTATGGCATTTGCCTACTTTCATGAAGATAGGCTAGAGCAATATGGAAAGATTAAATACTTTGGTGCAGATATTTATGAGAAAATTGTTGATACATCGTACAAAACAAAAGCATTTTTTCAGGGGTTTAATGGTTTGCACCATATGATTATTGAGCAACCAATTTATCTCAACTCTCCTAAAACAGCAGCAAACCTATCAATGAGTCATGGCGCACTTGTTGCTGCTGCATCCCTGAGTGGGATTAATCACATTGCGTCCGTCAGTCCAATGCAATGGCAGAACTGGGCGGGAAACAAAAGACTGACCGCAGAAGAAAAGTCAGTCATTCGTAATGCTACCCCAGGTAAATCAGAGTCTTGGTATAAGTCTCAGGAGAGATTATTCAGAAAGCAAAGAACCATCAAGTTTGTTAATAATAAATTTAACATTAAGATTGATGACGATGATGTTGCTGATGCCATATGTATTGGTGCGTGGAGTCTTGACAACTGGGGCAAGGTGTTCTAGAATATGGCTAAGAACGCAGGACTTCATCATTCAGAGGCATTTCTCCGCAAGAGATTCTTGATGGACAAGAAATCTCCTGAAGAGATTGCTAAAGAGTGTGGTGTAAGTTTACAGATTATTTATCGTCAACTGAAAAAGTTTGGATTAAAATAATGCATTATACTTAAAACTATAATACAATAAGTATATGGCAAAAGCACAAAATTTATCAGGCATGAAATTTGGTAGGTTAACAGTTATTCATAATATCAATGGTATCAAAAATGATAATAAGCCAGAGAACTTAGAACTTTGGTCAAGAAGTCAACCCGCAGGGACTAGAGTAGAGGACAAAATAAAGTGGGCAATTCAGATATTGGAGCAGTACGCTCCACAGATGATCAAGTAAATCATCCTCGTCATTATACGAGTCACCCTTCTGGCATAGAAGTAATTGAGATTACAGAACACATGAACTTCTGCCTTGGTAATGCTATCAAATATATTATGCGTTCAGAACTCAAGGGTAAGCGCATTGAGGATCTTAAAAAGGCTGTCTGGTATATCAATCGTGAGATTGAGAGGATTGAGAAGCATGGCTCCTAGAAAAAAGATCGTGAGTCCAAACGCTCACCTCTTTTCTCGTACTCCGTATTACACAATGCCAGACGGCAGGGTAATTGAGAAAGATGAAATCATTAAGATTCAGGGGGAGCATGGGGGAAAGTTCAAGTTTCATGAGCATGTTGTAAGAACTGACACGGGTGTTGAGTGGATAGACTGCTTCGAAATGCGTCAGGGCGTCCTTGCTGGATGGAGATCGTTCAAGCCAGATCGCATTAAGCCGCTTCCAAAGCGTAAGCGCAAGCATACAGTATGACACTTGTCACATATTAAAGTTATAAAAAATATTGGTATTCATAGAAAATCATGATATGCTAGAAGTTCGTTGCCACCGCAAGGAGGAAACAGATGAAAACGAAACTGGTAGGAGGTATTATGGCTTTGTCAATGATTCTAATTGGATCAACGGCGAGTGCTGCTACCAACGAACAGGTGTATGCTAAGTCTGCACCGATTGCGGCGGAGGCTGTTCAGCCTGTCGTAATGAAGGATGGAAAGCCAAAGACCTGCAAAAACTGGCTGGCCAAAAGCCTTAAACATGCTGGTTTTAAGGGTAAAGGACTGCGAATCGCATGGGCCATTGCTATGCGTGAGAGTGGAGGAAGGGCTAACGCGATTTCCTCTACTGGAGACTATGGCGTCTTTCAGTTCAATCGCGCTGCGTGGAGTGATCAACCTTGGTGGAACACCAAGAAATTGCTTACACGCAATTACAATATCATGATTGCGTATCGAATTTCGCAACATGGTAAAACATTCTATCCCTGGGATATTGACGGCAGGGGTAGGCATAAGGATCTATATACGTCAAAGGCAGTTTATGCCAAATATAAGTCTTGGTACAAAAAGTTCCCAAGCAAATGTAAATAGCATCATGGTGGGGCAGGAAACCGAATTTAACGTAGGTGGCAACATTCCTGTCCCACCGCTGCTATAATTGGACATTATGACTACAGACATTCTTTCTCATATCGAAGAGGTGAACAAGGTTGCTTCTGAATATATCAAGGGTTTAAATGAATCTGAGATCTCTCGTGAACTTGATATCCCTCGTGCCAGAGTTTCATCCCTTCTACGAGAATGGAAGACTATGGCCAGCAATTCAGAAGCCGTTAGAGCCAGGGCACGCGAAGCGTTGTCGGCAGCAGACACCCATTATTCACGGCTTATAAAGCAAGCCTATGAGGTTATTGATGAGGCAACTATCAATAGTAACCTAGGCGCTAAAACAAATGCAATTAAACTTGTGCTTGATATTGAAGCCAAGCGTATTGATATGCTACAAAAGGCAGGGCTTTTAGAAAATAAAGAACTTGCAGATCAGTTGCTAGAAACAGAAAGAAAACAAGAACTTATTATGAATATTCTTAAGGATGTTGCTGCTAAGCATCCACATATTAAGAATGAAATTCTTCAAAGACTCGCAGAAGTTTCTGGTCCCACAGGAGAGGCAGTAGTAATTCATGAGTCTTGATCTCTCAGACTTTCTTAATGCACTAGATGATAGTCCATTTGAGGAAGATCCAGTAGACCTTGATACATTTTTGCATGATTCACAATATCTAGATCAGCCAGAACTATCAGAAATTCAGAGAACTCTTGTTGAGGCAATGAGTCAGATTTATAAAGAACAAGATCTTATTCGTATTATGGGAGAGAAAGAAGGCCGTGAACATTTTAAGAAATATACTAAATCAGAAGTTATCCTCCAGTTGGGCAAGGGATCTGGCAAAGACCATACTTCTACAATAGGCTGTGCTTATCTGGTTTATAAACTGCTTTGTTTAAAAGATCCTGCACGATACTTTGGTAAGCCACCAGGCGACTCCATCGATATTATTAATATTGCCATTAATGCTCAGCAGGCACAGACAGTATTCTTCAAAAACTTTGTTACCAAGATTAACAGATCCCCGTGGTTTGCTGGTAAGTATAATCAAAAAGTATCTGTTATGGAGTTTGACAAGAACATAACGGTTTATTCTGGTCACTCAGAAAGAGAAGGTCATGAGGGATTGAACCTTATCCTTTCTATTCTTGACGAGATCTCTGGCTTTGCCCAGGAGTCTGCTAGTGGCAATGAGAATGCTAAAACTGGTGATGCTATTTACAAAGCCTTCCGCGCATCAGTAGATTCTCGTTTCCCAGATTATGGGAAAGTTGTACTTCTATCATTCCCTCGTTATCCAGGAGACTTTATTTCCAAGCGGTATGACGAGGTAGTGGCTGAGAAGGATGTTGAGATAAAAACTCATACATTTATTATTAATCCAGATCTTCCAGATGATGCAGAAGGCAATTCATTTTCTATTGAGTGGAATGAAGATCACATTCTTTCCTACAAATATCCCAGGGTATATGCAATTAAGCGACCAACATGGGATACAAATCCAACCCGTAACATAGAAGACTTTAAGATTTCTTTCTTATCAGACTATGCAGATGCCATGCAACGTTTTGCTTGTATGCCATCATTCTTTTCTGACGCATTCTTTAAAGATCGTAATGCTTTGCAGCGAGCCATGTGTTTGCCAAATCCAATAGATAGTTTTAAGCGCATCGAAGAGCGGTGGAAGCCGAAGGATGACGTTAGATACTTTCTCCATGCTGACCTTGCTCAGAAGCATGACAAATGTGCAGTAGCCATTGCTCATGTGGATAAGTGGGTAGAGGTTCGTACATTCAATGATTACACACAGATTCATCCATTTGTTATTGTAGACGCAGTTGTTTGGTGGGAACCAAGAAAAGAAGGGCCAGTTAATCTATCAGAAGTAAAGGACTGGATCGTTAACTTCCGCAGACAAGGATTTCCTATTGGAATGGTTACCTTTGACCGTTGGCAATCATTTGATATTCAACAGGAATTGCAGACGGTAGGAATTAAAACAGATACTGTCTCTGTAGGTAAGAAGCATTATGAGGATCTCGCTATGCTTTATTATGAGGATCGTGTTCTTATGCCCCACCTAGACATCCTATTTGAGGAAATGAGCGAGTTGCGTATCGTATCTGACAAGAAGGTAGACCACCCCCGTAAAGGCTCTAAGGACTTGTCTGACGCCGTTACAGGGGCAGTCTATGGTGCAATTGCTCATACCCCACGCAATACGAATCAGGAAATAGAAATTCATGATTGGAAGTCTATTAGTAAGAAGAATCAGCAAGAAGAGTATGAGCGTCGATGGGAGCCAGAAGATATGCCAGAAGAAGTTCGTGGATATCTTGACGGCTTGGGATACCTCTGATAGAATTTACGACATGACACTAGCATTCTTAATCACAACGCTATCAATTTTTTCACTCAACCTATTGCTCAATATGTATTCGCTTTCTCAGCAGATAAAGCAATTCAATGTGCAAAAAACACAACTAATCACGATTGGACTAAATCTTATTATGCTTACATTCAATATTCTTGCGCTTATCTATAGGTAAGAATCATGCGCCACGGCTGGCTGGTGGTCAGATGGTGTCTTATATACATCCTAGAGTTGGGTCCGATTCCCAAGTGGCGTACCGTGTATAATTTAATAAAGGAGTTGATAAATATGCCTTGGGACGTTAGAAGATCAAAGGCTGGTTGGGAAGTAATTAATGCTGATACTGGAAGAGTGGTGGGCCACCATCCTACCCGCAGATCAGCAGAGGAACAGCAGCGTGCATTGTACGTTAACGTTCCAGAATCACGCAAGGTAGATGGGGCATATGACTTCTCTTCTGAGCCACCAGCGGGAAGAGACTCTGCTTATGATGTAGCCAGAATTGCATACTCTGAGCCACCAGGAATTACCAATGTCGATACAATAAATCGATACAAACAAATTATCAATGGTTCAGATAGCAATCGCAAGAAGAAGAAAAAGAAAGCAGAGGACGGAGAGATTCCTCCACATAATACTTGGCAAGGACAATTCTTTCCCAGGAGGTACTAATGTTAATTACAGTTCTTGCTCTGCTCCCCTGGGTAGTAGCATCAATTATTCTTTTATTTATTCTTAACAGTAGCAGAAAGTATTTTGAGCAAAATCAGGAAGAGTTTGACTTTGAAATACCAGACATTACAAGGGTTGCGGTATATAAGGATAAGGCTTACTGGGTACACGAAAATATTTTCTATCAGTCAGAAGTAACTTGGGAGCCAGACTTTACAACTGCTGAGCCAATTGATACAATGTCTTTATCAAGTAAAGAGGTTAACGAACTTCTTATAATCTTGGATGAATTAAGAGAAGAGGAAAAGGAATCATGAACGTTGCAGTACAGGGAACCAAAGAGTTTCTTGATTATCAAGTCTTTATGCGTGCTATGGGCGTAGCATTATCATCTTGCAACGATGGAGAGTTTAACGTCTACACCGCAGGACCAGCACAAGTAAACTCATTCACTTCAGAGTTCTGCAACCTTTCAGAAGAGGGATTGCGCCGCCGTGGAATCAAGGTGCGATTCTTTAGAGTTCCTCCATCAGCACTTGAGGAAAACTGGAGTTCCTTCGATTACTTTGCCTTTTTCTCTACCCCGAATCAGCGACCGTCGAAGTTGGTGTCGTCTGCTGAGTCGGCGGGAGTGGAAGTTGGCATCTTCCGTTATTAGGAGGATGTAATGGCATTGTCAAACCGTGATCGTTCGTATCTCAGTGTCGCCAGATACCTCGCTGGAAAGTCGAATGCCAGAAATACTCATGGCGCTGTCGTTGTTAAGGGAGGGCGGGTCTTGGGAACGGGATGGAATAAGAATAGAAATCATCCGACCATCGTTTCTCCAGAACACATTAAGACAAATTGTTCCTATCATGCGGAAGAAGTTGCTATCCGTGAGGCTGGGGAATCGAATGTAAGAGGTGCAATTATTTATGTTGCACGAGTAAATAAAAATGGTGAAGATAGAGATAGCAAGCCATGTCAAAAGTGTGCCTCTCTTATTGAGCAGGTAGGGATTAAGCGAGTTATCTTTACTATGGAATCAGGAGAAATAAACTATGCTAGTAACTAGCCTAGAGGAAATGGAAGCAATCGTTCGCAACAGGCAAGATCTGGAGTGGAATGGTTGGGATATTGTTAAATACTCAAATAATAGCAACGCTATGTATGATGTTGACGGAGTATTTAGGAATGGCAAGTGGATGAAGAAGAAGGTCTTTCCTCTTACTGAGCAAGGCTGGTATCTTCCAAATACTATCGGGAGAGACTATGCACAGGTGGAAGGATGAGGCTGAATGCCTTGGCATGGATTCAAATATCTTCTTTGATAAGTATGAAGAAGATCAGCACGTTGCAAAGGCAGTAGATCACATCTGCCAAAGATGTAAAGTAAATCAACAATGTTTTGCTGTCGGTGTTTCTAACAAAGAATGGGGCGTATGGGGAGGAATATATCTCCGCGATGGTAAAATAGACAAAGAGTTTAATGCTCATAAGACCAAAGAAGAATGGTCTAATACATGGGAAACCTTAACAATGGAGACAGAATGATTTATACACCACAGATGAGGGCTGCGGTAAAGTCAGTAAAGCCGCCGCACGACTTCCAAGTCGATGTGATTGAATATGATTTCACTCCACCGTATATTGGACTAAGGTTTTACGAGAGTCATTGGAGGTACCTTTCTGAATTTGAAAGGCTACACTGCATTGAATATCTAAGCAAGATAAAGAAGATTATTGAGTCATACGGGGTCAACGTTACCATCGATCCCGTATACGATACACCAGGGGGTCAGAAGGTAGGATGAGTATCTTTGTATCCATTGTTTCATATCGTGACACAGAACTTGTGCATACTGTTGATAGTTTGTTTAGCAATGCAGATAATCCAGATGATTTAAGTGTTGTTGTTGTTGAGCAGGAACTAAAAAATAAGCACAAAGATTTTTCTCGCTATCCAAACATTATTCATGTAAAAAAACTATCTGTTGAATCAAAAGGTGCTGGATGGGCAAGAAAGATTGCGATGGAGCACTACGATGGAGAAGACTATTTCTTTCAAACGGATTCTCACATGAGATTTGTAAAGGGATGGGACACAAAGTTTCTCAGTATGATGAAGGTGGCACAGCAGGATGCTGGCACAGACAAAGTTATTCTGAGCCAGTTTCCTGCGCCATATACTATTTTTACTAACGGAGAGATTTGCTATCCTATAGGAGATGAAGACTTTTGGGACGAGCCATCGTGGACTGCTGTAGTGAATACATGGTCTGGATTCTGGGCTGGTAAGAGGCAGAAGATGGTTGATAGATCAAAACCGCATAAGTCTCATACAATTCTTGCTGGATTACTATTTACTCTTGGAGAGTTTGTAGAAGAGATTCCTTATGATGATCGCATTACATTCATGGGAGAAGAATTATGTATTGCCATTCGTGCCTACACGCGGGGATGGGAAATATATGCCCCAAACGAGATGGTAGCGTGGCATTTCTATAAGCGTGAAGAGCGTCCCAAAGTTTGGAATGAGCATCGTCAAGCGAGAAATTGGGGCGAACTAGAGTTCAAGTCTCAGAAGGTTCAGCAGGATATTTTGCTGGCAGTAGAAGAAGGTGTGTTTGGTATTGGAGACTATCAACGATATCTTGAATATCAAAATATGATCGGAATTAATTTTGAGGAATTCTATAAGGATGAATTACCAGACAAGGTAAACCTTGGAGTAATCTCTCAAGAGATTGAGTTTGATGAAAATATGGATATCGTTATGGTTCCAAAGTCTGGATACTGTATCAATAATTTTCACAAGAAATGTTTATCAGATGATGTATGTTTTTGTAAATGTCACGAAAAGGAGTAGCAATGACACCAGAAGAAGAACGTCTAATTAGTAATTTCAACGCAATGTCTACACAGATTAAGAAGCAGGCTGGCGGTAAGGCTGGAGAGTCATACGAAAAGCAGTATGGCATTGCATATCAGGCGCTTGTCAAGGCTAAGTTGAAGCCACAGATTAGAAAGAAGTATCGCTAATATGCATACTATTCCAAAAATTGTTCATCGTGTTCATATGGGTCCACCAAATGATTTTGCAGAATATTGCTGGGAGACTTCACAGAAGATAAACTCAGATTGGGAGCACATTACGCACGATGACTCTAACCTTGACGAGTACCCAATTTTTGGAAAATATTTGCATATGTCTCCAAAGTATGCATTCAAGTCAGACCTGATGAGAATGGAGATTCTTTATAATACAGGCGGAATATATATCGATACAGATATAGAGGTTCTTAGAAACTTTGGACCGCTATCTGAATTTACTCAGCCATTTGCTGCATGGGAAAGTTGGGATACGGTAGGTTCCGCTGTCATTGGATCTCCACCACAAAACTCACAGGTACTTGACTTGATTGCATACTGCATTGGAAGTATTCAAATAGAATCAATAGATGGGCAGATTGAGTACGGAGGACATTTAAAGATGTTTAGTCCTTCGGTATTGACTAAACTTTGGCGGGGAAATCCAGAGGTTGTTTTGCTACGACCAGATTCTTTTTATCCATACCATTGGAGTGAGAAGCATAGAAGAAATGAAACCTTTGGACACAACATGAACACCTTTGGAGTGCATCATTGGAGTGGGTCTTGGTCTTAGACAAATAGTTTTCGGTTCGTCACAATTGAATCAAAACTAATTTTTGTAAATGCTGCATTGCTGGATTGATAAAAGATTGGGTCGGCAACAGCATACACATTATAACCAGACTGAATGTTTGCAAATCCACAATCAACATGAAGTTCTTGTTCTGAACAATTCTTGGCAACATCGGCACAGTGTTGAATGTATCTATCAGAGATATAAAGAATTGCATGTGTTGCAAGCATATTTTTTACCTTGAAAACTCGTGGGTAGTTAGTGGTTTCAAATGAATGTTTCCACTCTATGCCGCACCAGTTTTCTTCATCAAGACACCAAGAACTTAGACCGAGATATACCGCGTCTGCATCATCTGGAACATCAATGAATGGCGTGTTGTGGTATAAAACACAATCATCTTCTAAAATAATTAGTGGACCAGCATTTGTAGAAAGAATGTTGTAGTGTGATGTGGCGCATCCAACAATAGGATGGTTGGGAGCATAATGTCCGACAAATCTTTTTGCATTGGTGAAGCCAAACGACTTAATTAACTTTCTCATCGATTGATTTTTCATTCGATCTTTATTTAAGTTAATATATAAAGTTGGCATATTCCTAAGATCAATAATCATTTTATTTTCCTAACACATATTTATTATAAAAGTAATCGATAGCAGACCAGGCGGGTAGATTGTTGGTGTCTACATTACCAAATACAGTAAGCATACCATTATATAAAGAGGCTGATTTAACGTTGTCCCTATTAGTTCTTTTGATTGTATCTATTGCAAATCTTCTCTGCCAAAACATTTTCTCTGCCTGGTTAGGAGAAATCATGCAAAGTGTTTCTAGTTCCTGACAATAAGATTCATAGCCAAACTTTTTTATTGCTTTAGTAAGAAGAAGTGGACCCATCTCTGCCCAACTCATAGAATCTGGGTCAATCTCATCAACTTCTTTTATAAGGTAACTGGTGATTGGCGAACCCTTTGGAAGTTTGAGAACTCCACCAATGTAATAATCTTTATACTCTCTACAAAAAAGAATATCGTCTTTAAAGAAAGACCAGTCATCGGTACAACACAGCGTGTCTGCGTCAACCCAAATAAGATCAAGTTTATGGAGCATATGATAACGAAAGATATCGGAGAACGCTGCATAGGTGTTGCGAACTAGAAAGATATTTTCCTCAGACAGTACCTCCCTGGCATCTCTTTTAACAACACCCTTGGGAACTTCCATGTCCATGTCATAGACAAATAGGTTTATTGTGTGACCATGATAAACAAAAGAGGAAAGACAGGTCTTTTGTAATTTTGTCATGGGCTTTCCCACCCAAAGAGATCCAAATTCAGACATATATTCTCCAAGAGAATTATACCTTACGATTGACATTTTGTAACATAATGCTATAATGTACAAGGAGGAAAAATGGAAGAATTGATTAATTCTCTTAAGGTTGTTTTGGCTGATCACTACGCCCTTTATTTTAAGGCCCAGGGTCATCACTGGAATGTTGAGGGTAAGAATTTCCCCCAATACCACGATTTTTATGGAATGATTTATGAAGATGCCTATGGATCAGTAGACATGATTGCAGAAAACATTCGTAAACTTGGAGCATATGCCCCATTTAAAATGAGCAGATTTGCACAACTTACCAGTATTGCTGAGACAGAAGTCGGACCATCTTGTGAAGACATGAATGCAGATCTTCTCGTTGCTGTTAGCGCAACAATCGCTAGCGTTAACCGTGTTTTCAATGCAGCGACTGCTGCAAATGAGCAGGGTATCGCTGACGATATGGCTGCGCGTGATGGACAACTCAAGAAGATTGCTTGGCAACTCAGATCAACGCTTAAGGATTGAGATGTATGTTGCAAAATTTGACCGACAAGGTATAATTTGGCATGTAACTGTATTTGAAAAAATATGGTCTGAAGAAATGCTTTCGAATGAGGTCAAGGAAATAAAATCAAAAAAGTTTTTGTTGCATCGATGCGGATATCGATGGGCAGAAAGGCAAATATGCCAAAGTTTATTCTACAAACACAGATTGGATATTATCGATGGATGAGGTTGAGGTAGTAACACAAACACTTAACGCAACACTACAGCGCCATTCCCGCGTTGTGCAAGGGTATGAAATTGAGATTGCCAACATGACAGCAGAAATTGTTCGTCTACAATCACAGATTAAAGAATTATCTGAAAAGGAAAAAGATTCAAAACCGTGATAAAATGATCTAAGGACTGATAACCTTGGACGATATTAATGATGATGGAGACATTTATGTTTGTATTACACATCAGGCAGTTTGCCCATGTGATGCTGGAGAACATCATTTGATATCAAATTGGAAAACAGACATAACAAAGATATTGAGCATCATTCACAGAGAGACTTAGGGAGAAATATGAGTTGGAAACCAGTGGCTGGCATTGTTGCTTTGAGAGATCAGGTAAACAAACGCTGGCCAGATAGAGATAAGCGCAGCGATGGAATTGTTGGCGATACTGCCCATCAAGCCAGACCAAGCGATCACAATCCAGATAGTCGTGGTCTTGTACATGCCATTGATATTGATGAAGATTTGCGAGGTTCAAAGAATGATAACGTTTGGCTAGCAGATCAAATCATTGCTTATGCAAGAATGAAGCGTCCTGGATCTAGTAGATTGAAGTATGTTATCTATGAAAATCAGATTGCTTCTGGTACACATGGAGATCATTTCTGGACATGGCGTGGTGACAACTATGATCACACCATCCACATGCATATCTCATTTACCAACCAAGGGGAGAATGATTCTAATATTTTCAATATTCCAATTCTTGTTAATGGTACCCGTGGTGTATGGGATGGAGTAACTCCATACTATGATATCCTTGCCAACGCTGCAAAGACTGGAGCAGCAAACAAGGCAACGTGGAGGCTTGCGTGCAGGCTTAGAGAACTTGGGTTTTACCAGGGCACCGTTCTTCCAGAAGGACGACAGGGATATCCAAAGGCCGCTATTAGAAGTATGCAGGACTACATGGGCTGGACTCGCAGAGATTATGATCAAAAGACTCACAGAGCCATTTGGAAAGAACTAAAGATTTCCAATACCGAAGCATAAAACCATTGACACAGCCCACCGTCAACGACTATACTTGGCGGTGGGTTGTTCATTTCTATAGTTAGGATTACAATGCAAACATTTGTTCCGTATGCAGATTTTGCTGCATCTGCTGCTGTGCTTGACAGCAAGCGACTTAACAAACAACTTCTAGAAGGTAGACAAATATATAAAATTCTTGCCGAAGATCAATACGGGGTTCCCTGGTCAAATCATCCAGCCGTCAAGATGTGGCGTGGATTTAATATTGCTCTGTACAAATATCTTGACGCTGTTAAGGATGAGTGTGATACTCGCGGTATCAAGACTGACATCAACTGGGAAGCCATTGAGCGCATTCATCGCTTTGATTATGGTCATGGCATTAATCTTGTTATGCCTCCGTGGTGGGGCGATGATCGTATCCATGAATCACACCGTAATAACCTGTTTGTCAAAGACCCTATCTTTTATGAACAGTTTGAAAATGCCAATCGGATCACATGCTGTGATCGTTGCAATTATTTCTGGCCCGTCACAGGTCACCAATATAAGGCATAATAGATGAATGAATTGTTTATACGAAAACTGCAATCGTGAACCCAATAGGGCGAGGGAATTGAAGGATTCGAAAGAGATATCAAATTAGTAAAAGATGCTATATCCACAACGCCACGCAAAACTCTGTGGATAACTGAAACAAATTATAATCTTGGTGGAGAAGGAAATCCGTATCCACCAGCAAAGCAAGCATCATTAAAAACACAGACAAAAAATGTTTGTACAAAACTTGACGTAGCCAGAGTTTACTGGTATGCTTATTCATATAATGATCAGAAGTTGATCGCTATAACAAATACATAAAGTATGATTCTTGTATGATACAATTGAACCATGCCATATAAAGATCCAGATAAGCAAAAACAAGCACAAGCCCAGCACTATCTCAATAATAAGGAAAAGTATCAAGCAAGAAATAAAAATTATAGAGAAAGAGTCAGGAATTATGTGCGGGAAATCAAAGAATCATTTCCGTGCCAGGATTGTAATACGCTATATCCATATTATGTGATGGAATTTGATCATCTACATAGTAAAGAAAAAAGTGTTGCGTGGTTAACAAGTCACGGAACAATGGATCAAGTAATAAAAGAAATAGAAAAATGCGAATTAATATGTTCTAATTGTCATAAGGTTAGAACATGGAAAAGAATGCAAAGCACGCGGTAGTAGCATAAAAGCAATGCGCTAGTCTTCCAAACTAGATAAGCGGGAGCGTTACCCGTCTACCGCTCCAAGCCTCCGTAGTTCAATGGATGAACGTCTGGTTTCTACCCAGTATGATGCAGGTTCGAATCCTGTCGGGGGTACTTACAGAAAGGAAATAAAATGAAGTTGATTCACTTTACAGCAGAATGGTGTGGACCATGCAAGATGATGAAGCCAATGATCAGCCAGATTCTTGTAGAGCGTCCAGATCTAGAGTATCAAATGGTAGACATTGATGCTGAGCCAGATTATGCAAAGTCAAAGGGTGTAATGGGCGTGCCAACCTTCATTGTGACGGAAAATGGCGAAGATGTAGCACGGGCAACAGGGGCAATGCCAAAGCAGAAGTTTCTGGAAAGCCTTGGCATCTAACAAAATGATAAAATGGTTATGATATGAGCGTACTTATATTGAATGCAGGCTATGAGCCACTTCAAAGAGTTTCTGTTCAACATGCCATAAAGATGCTTGTTCGTGAAGTTGCAGTCATAGAAGAAGCGTCAGATGAAATGTTTGGCGACTTTCCAAAACCACTTGTTTTAAGATTAGTAAGGTATGTCAAAACAACATGGCGAAAGCATAGTCCACGATTCTCAAAGAATAAACTCTTTCAACGGGACAAGCATAGTTGTGCTTATTGTGGACAGCACGCTACAACAGTAGATCATGTTATTCCTCGCTCTCGCGGTGGAACAACGGTATGGACAAATGTTGTAGCAGCCTGTATAAAATGCAATCGTAAAAAGGCTTCGTCAACACCAGAGGAAGCAAACATGAAATTGCTCTTGACACCACATGTACCGTCCTGGTACGATATACAATAACAACGACAAGAAATGGGCGGTATAATAATGAATACGATGATAGAAGTGCAGGAACAGTCCGATACTCTGAATGCAAATGATCGTTGTGATGCTTGCGGCTCCCAGGCTTTTATATGGGTAGAGGGTACCGCAGGAGATCTTTTGTTCTGACGCCATCATTTTCTTAAGCATGAGGATGCAATCAGGGCCTACGCCTTTGAGATTGTTGATGAAACATATAAACTTAACGAGAGGCCTTCTCAGTCAAGCGCATGAAGTGGTGTGACGTACACAAAAAATATTTTGAGTACGATGAAAATGGCTGGCCTAATTGCTTGACACAAACAAATCAATAGTGTAAAATATTCGACAAGGCCAGAGAACAATCCCTGCGAAAGCAAATTGCTCTGGTTACGCCTCAATAACTCAGTTGGTAGAGTGTCTCACTTGTAATGAGAATGTCGGCGGTTCGATTCCGTCTTGAGGCTCGCAAGGCCCGTTCGTCTAAAAGTTAGGATCGCGCCCTTTCAAGGCGCAGAAGAGGGGGCAGTACCCTCACGGGCTACTCCTACTAACAAAGGATATATATGAACGTCATTGATGAGTTTAAGTTTATGACTCTGGATGAAATCAAATATAATATTAGTACAAAGCGTGCTAACTTCACATCTGTATTTCTTAATCTTACTCACGATTTTAATAAGTCTGTGGGTGTTCGTAATCATAATGCATTTGCAGGTAAGAATATTTGGTTTGTTGGCCGTAAGCAATGGGATAAGCGCGGGGCAGTAGGAACATATCATTATGAAGATATTCACTATGCCGCTAACTGGGATTTTTTTCTTGAGCATAAGCCAGAAGGACCAATTATCTGTGTAGAAAATATGGTGAATGATTATCGTCATCGTAATCTTGATTATTTTAATATCCCAAAGAATTCAATCTTTGTTTATGGTGAAGAGAAGGAGGGAATTCCAGATACCATCCTTGATTCAGCAGATTATATTCTCTCCATCCCCATGTTTGGTAGCGTAAGGTCATTGAACGTTAGCGTGGCTTCTGGTATTATTATGTACGAATATCGAAGGCAGCACGGCTAGCATATTCCCCGTTCGTCTAATTGGCAAGACACTGGATTCTGGTTCCAGGAATCGAAGTTCGACTCTTTGGCGGGGAGCCAAGCCCGTGTGGTGGAATGGCAGACACGACGCACTCAAAATGCGTTGCTGAAAGGCGTGAGGGTTCGAATCCCTCTTCGGGCACAAAAGTAAGGTATAATATAAATATGGAAAAGCAAGGACCATGCTGGGAAGGCTATGTTCAGCGGGGAATGAAAGAGAAGGACGGTAAGATGGTTCCTAATTGTGTTCCCGCAACAACAAAGGCGTATGAAGGATGTGGGTGTCCAGAATGCGAGGCTGAAGATATTTCATGCAGCGAATGCGATACATGCAATCCATCTGTAACTAAGGCAGAAAAAACCTATACTCCAAATGCTGGCATGAAGGCTGCTGCCCGTAGAGCCTTGAAGTGGAAGGAAGAGGGCAAGGCTACTGGTGCTGGAACCCCTGTAGGTTGGGGTAGGGCAACAGACATTGTTGCTGGCAGGGCAATGTCATTGTCAACAGTCAAGAGAATGTATTCATTCTTTTCCCGCCATGAAGTTGATAAGAAGGGCAAAGACTTCAACAATACATCTAATCCATCTAATGGAAGAATCATGTGGGATGCCTGGGGTGGGGATGCTGGATTTGCTTGGTCACGAAAGATTGTAAATCAGGCAGAGTCCCAGAAGTTCTGGCAGAACTCACCATTTTTTCAATAGCCCTTGACAAAAAAACACTTTACCCCTTATCATAGTAATCGTCTATTACTAAGGAGATAATCATGGATAACTGGACTGAGCGCAATCAAAAGGCTGAGTACATTGGTGGCGCAGTCGCAGGAGGTTGTGCAATTATGTTTGTTTTTGGAATGATTCTATTCTTTATTGCTGCGTATGCAATTTGTGGCAATGGTTGCTAATGGCACGCAGATCTAAAAAAGAGGATATACAAACATATCCGTATACTCCAGAAAAACAAAACGATTTTCCATCTGGATGGTGCATGACAGACTATCACGATAACTGTCCGTATCAATTTCCTCATGGAAAATGTGGATGTGAATGTCACAAGAATCCCCCGAAAAAGCGGGGCAGACCAAAGAAGGAAAGCAATGAGTAATCTTTATATGACAACAGAAGAGTTTGCAGCAATGGTAGTTGACATCCTTGATGAGCAGAACTATTTTAAGAAGGGTGAGAAGGCTCACCCAGGTGATATCTGCGTATCGTTTTCTACGGTTGCTGAAACCATTGGCAAGTCAATGGAATGGGCCATCAAGCGCGAGGGTGCGTATCGTAAGCAGGCTATGATGGAGTCAAAGGATCTTCGCAAGTGATTCGGGTAACGGTTGAGATTGTGCCCTTTGGCGAGGAATCGCAGGCATATAAGGTAGGCACAATGCTTATTGCTAATGATGGCTTTGGCAATAGTGATTATGGTAATTATGGATTTGCTTATCAGTATGACGATAGGAGAGATGTACCAGTCGCATTTGGCACTATCGAAAGATTCCCTCGCAACCTTGGTGCGTGGGCACTTGTGAAGAAGGTTCTGAATGTCAGAACAGATAGTAAGAATCAATTAACTGATATACTTATTGAGCGACTAGAGTCGTACAACAACTAAATAGAGGGCCAGAAAGGTTTCGACCTTGTAGGAAAGTATCAGCAGCACGACAAACAAAAAATAAACGGCGCTACACAAAACGCATACGCACTCGCAGCATGAGTGCCGTGGGGCCACTCCACGGGAACAGAAAGTGGCAATGTAATATATAATGTACATTAAGTACGATAATGTAAGATATATGTAACAAAGACGCTGATATTGGAAAGCAATGGGACGCGAGTTCGATTCTCGCCTGCTCCACGGAGGAATATATGCCAACTTATACATATAAATGCTATCAATGCCTTGAGACAAGAGATCATAAGCACTCAATGCATGATAGAATTGAGTCTTGTCCACAATGTGGATCTGTTTACCATAGGGTATTCGGCAAGGTTGGAATATCCTTTAAGGGAAGCGGATTCTATTCTACAGATAGCAAAGGAAAATAAAATGAAGGCTGACGTACCTCAATTTGAACGGTATTGGAGAGAGAAGATCGCAGAAGAAGTTGCAGATCTTATTGAACGTGTTCCAAGTATCAATGCTCATGGGGTCTATATGTATTTAAAGGAGAACAAGCATGATTCATTGGAGTGAAATGATGGCTCCAGTCTATGCGCTGTGCGACCTTGTAAAATTAGATCCAGTTCTTAATACTATTACCAGCATCTTTATTGCTGACAGCATGTTGATTATTCGTTACATTGATGAAGATGGGAACCATAGGCATGTTTCTGAAAAATTTGAACTCTGAAACATACATTTGCCGTCGATGTGGAAAATTGGAAGTTATTGATTTTGGTCCACATGGCATGGCATTCAGAGCGATATATGGAATACCCGCTGAATGGATTCACATTTCTTTAAAGAAGGACGAAGGAATCTTTTGTTCAAAGAAGTGTGCAAGAAAGTGGCTCAAGAATAATGCTTAGTATGCATTTGCCAAGCGGAGTATATTCTATATCGCAAATTATGGAAAGATCGAACACAGAAGAGTATTGGCGGAAAACAATTGCTGAAGAAATTAGGCAGGCATCTTCTGTAGATGAGGCAATTGCAATTGTAAGCAAGTGCTATAATAACTAATGCTCGCCGTAAGGGAGCAAATTTACTCGCTGAAAAGGAGAAGAAAATGAAAGGTAATACAGTTACATATAACACAGTAGATAAAATGTGGGACGATCTTATGATGATCGGATTCGGAAAGAATATCAATAATCTCCAGTCATTTCCAAAACATAATTCTGGATTCCCATTCTACAATGTCATCAAGGTTGATGAGAATACATTCGGTATTGAGGTTGCGGTTGCTGGATTCTCAGAGGAAAACATTGAGATTTCAGAACACAATAGTTCACTCACCATTGTTGGTAGGATTGATGATACCGAAGAAAAGAACTATCTGCACAGAGGAATCACAACGAAGAGTTTCTCTCGCACCTTCGCTCTTGCAGAGCATGTTCATGTTGCATCGGCTCGTATGAAGAACGGAATGCTTCAGATTGTTCTTAAGCGTGATGTTCCAGAAGAGGCGAAGCCTAAGCGAATTGCAATCGAAGCATAATCATGGGATGGTGGTCGTGGCTTCTTGCTCTTTTAGGGGTCACGACCATCTTCTTTGCAGGGAAAAAGAAGTGGTGGGCTTGGCCAATAGGAATCCTTACCGAAACCCTTTGGGTATTTTACTCAATCATAACCAAACAATATGGATTCATTGTTGCATCAATCGTGTACATTGTTATATACTTTCGTAATACACACTCATGGAGGAAAGATGGAGATTGAAAGAGACATTGCTTATCTAGATGAAGACGATAAAGCATTTATTTTAGAAATGTTAGAAGATGAAGTAATAGAAAGTATCGTTGCTCCATTATCCCTGCGTAAGTTTGCTAGCATGTGGTATGAGCGAGGGTATGAGGATGCAAATGAGGTAGAATAGTCTCATGAGACACTACCTTTCTTGTGATGCCGATCCAGTTATGCAGGCAAAGACTGATCGTGAAGATTGCATGGTGTGCAAATATATTGAGGAAAAAAGCCAGGTGCCATGATGTACGAATTAAGTTTTAGCAATAGAACATTTTATGCAAAGACTCTAGACGAAATTTTTAATATTATTGGTGAGCAAGATGGTGAATACTCTATCAGATTGATAGAAAACACATGAGCGACGAAGAAGAGTTTTTGCCAATTCTTATTTCATATGATGAACTTATCGATATGTGGTCATATCATGTTGGTGATCATGTTGGGGTAGCAGATGATAAGTCAGAACTCGTAAGTAAGGTATGGGAACTTATAAGAAAGTGGAATGACGGTGAAGAAGATGTGGAACTATAGAATTGTTCATGTCCCAAACGAGTGGGAGGATTGCGAATATGGCTTGTACGAGGTATACTATGAGGACGATAAGCCATATGTGAGAACAGCAGAACCAATAGACTTTGTTTCGGATACCCCAGAAAATTTAATCAAGAGTCTATCGTTGGCATTAGAAGACGCTAAAAGATATCCAATTCTAGAAAATTCAGTATTTACTGATGGGAGAAACGATGAAGGGCCATGACGGCTTATGTCCAAGTCCAAACCCACAACTTATTGATAGAAAACATTGTGCCTATTGCAATCTTATCGAAACTGTGAAAGAATACTATAAAGAGCGGGGCAAGGGAAGCAAGACATATGAAGAAGGATATCACGATGGTTGGTCAGCAGCCATTGAGAAACTCAAGGAGTTAGCATGAGCAATACCTTTGTTACGCTTAAGCGTCGTGGAGATTTCTTTGATGTATTTTTTAATCATGACAAAGAGGCAACTGCCTCTGGTTCATGGGCATTCGTGGATACCGCATTTTTGTTCTATCGACTTGAAGGGTTTAAGGTACAAATTCATGAGTGATTATTCAGAAATGCCGCTGTATCTTGATGAAGATGAGACTGTAGATATGTGGGTATATACAGAGCCAAATAAGTTCTTTGTTGTTAATGATGTTAATAATGATCCTATTCGCTACCAAGGATGGTGGATCATTCCATTCATCCAATATAATCGCTATGCAAGCGTACACATTGAAGCGTCTAAGGTACTGTATTTCGTAACGATAGACAAGGATAAGGTTGATGGAGTTTAATGAGTTTCGTGATACCCCACACGTTCCAGAGAATGCAGGGGAGTACGAGGAGGATCTTAAGGAAATTCTAGATCGTATTCCTATTGGCTGGGGTAAGTGGATTTCTTGTGGCAAGGGCTGGTACAAACTTCTTGCAGAAACCAATCGAAAGATGAAGTTGATGTGGCCTCAGTATGAGATTCATCAGGTCAAGGAGAAGTTTGGTACTCTACGATTCTATTGGGGAATTCCTTTTGAGGATGAGAGTTGGCAGGCAATGAATGAAGATGTTCGTAATACCGTTCATGGGATTATGGAGGACATTGCCAACCAAGCGGAGCATAGGTCAGAATATATCTGCGAAAGTTGCGGGGAATATGGAAGGTCAAGGACTCGTCACTATTGGGTAAGGACTCTTTGTGCTACCTGTGCAATTGATCAGAACTATCCACTAGAAGAATGGGAAGAGAAGAAGTATGCCTCAACCGATTGATACATCGCCCCCGTGGTGGGATGGAACAATTGCTATTCCATTTAGTGTAGAGGAATGGAAAGAAATTGTAGGAATCCTTGACAGCCATGTGCGCTTTCAACTAGACTATGTTGGTGATGATATAGATGTAGAAATGCCACTAAATATTATTGATCGTATTGAGAAAGGTATTGGAGTAGAATGAAGAAGATTCCTACGATCTTCCTCCGTGATGAGCAAGATCGTAAGTATGTAATCAATCAGATTAACCCTGAATGTCAATGGGTATTTGATGGTAAAGGAATTGCTACTATTAAATATGATGGAACATGCGTAATCTTTGATGGAGAAAATTGGTTTTCCCGTCGTGAAATTAAGGCTGGCGGCAACACCCCAGATGATTTTATTCTAGTTAACTATGACGAGGTAACTGGAAAGACTATTGGGTGGGTTCCCCTTGAGACTTCATCTTTCTACAAGTATTTTCTGGAAGCATATGATTCAGAATACCCCTATCGTGGTGAAGGAACGTATGAACTGTGTGGCCCTAAGATTAACGGTAATCCTGAGGGCTTCACACAGCATGTTCTAGTGCCCCATGGTTGGGATCAGGTAGTTATTGAAGACCGTTCCTACGAGGGCATTAGGGATTTTCTGCTTAATGACCTTGACAAAGGCCATGAGGGTATTGTATTCTGGTATGGTTCACAACGAGCAAAGATCAAGCGGAGGGATTTTGAGTGAAGAGATATGTAAAGAAGCCTATTGCTGTTGAGGCTATGCAGTTAACCAACGAATCTATTCAGAATGTGGTTGATTGGATTCATAATACAGATACCCGTGCTTATTGGGCAGGAGAGAACAATCTTGTAATCGAAACCCTAGAGGGCGATATGCTTGCTAGGGAAGGTGATTATGTAATTCGCGGGGTACGAGGAGAGTTTTATCCTTGTGCCAAGGATATCTTTGAAGAGACATATGAGGAAGTCTAATGCCATTCATTGAGGATAATAATGGGTTAGCAATTTATTTTACCCGCGAAGAATGGGAAGTAATTCTAGATGAGGTTGCAGAATCTTTAGAGATTCAGATCGCTAATGATGCAAATACTCCATACACAGCAATGCTTGTAGACATTGTTTCTAAAATTAGAAAGCATGTTCCATGATCTGGTCATTCGTACTTGCCGCTATTGGAATCTTTGGATTGTATATTGCAGGCAAGCAGATCTGGTGGGGCTGGGCGGTAGGCTTAGGAGTTCAAATATTATGGATAGCGTTTGCCTTGACAACAGCACAGTATGGCTTTATACTTAGTGCATTGGCCTACGGATGGGTCTATGGAAAGAACGCTCTAGCATGGAGGAATAATGCCAAGTGATAAAGAAATCAAAGAAAGTGGAGTTTCTGTTTATGGAACTGCTCATTTAAGCGATCCCTGTCAATTGGGTGAAATTGCGGTAGTGAAGTTTTATGATCATGTGGATGCTATCGCAGCAGCCCGAGCGGAAGCGCAGGATGGCGACGACTTCTGGCCGAGTCGCGTTCGTCACGCAGAGCAGCGTGGCTACGCGCAGGGTCAGCGTGACGCCCTCGCCGCTGCCATGCAGCGGGTGGAGCGTGCATACGACTGGTCAGGCATCGACAACGATGCATGGGTGTCAGGGCATCAGTTCGGCACCGCAATCAACAAGATCATCGCCGCAATCAAGGGAGAAACGGAATGAGTCTTGATGTATGGCTAGAAATTGATGCGGGTGGAGAAGATCCTGCAATCATTCATGGATGTGATCATTGGAACTATACTCATAATGTGAATCCTATGTGGATGGATCTTTTTAATAAGACCCTTGGAGATTATCTGCGTGGCAAGCGTGCGGGAGATACCACACCTGTTTTGCGCGGGGCACATAGACAGATGAGTGAGAACATCGAACGCTACAGGGAAATGAATCCTCCTA